CACTTCTTGAATCGAAAATGGCTCGAGACTGTGCTCAGTGATCCCCACGTCCGTGAACACCTGTGTAATGAAGTCCTCCATCATGTTGAACACCTCCTGGCTGGGTTTGACAGTGTTCTTAACGTCCTGAACCCGATGCACTACCGCGGCGCCTATCGACACGGGAGCGTTGGTCGGAGCAATTGCCGTCACATTAGTTGGCGCCGGTGTGGCTTCCACTATGCGTGCCTTCATTCCGTTGGGCAAATCGGCACCCCCCCGCCTAACCCAAGATGCCCAAGTAAGGCTCCTCGAGTTTAGCAAGGCAGGTTTATTGCTAGCTATCCAGGTGGCCAAATACGATATATCCCCGTACAGGATATCCTCTTTGTGTCCGGTCAGGAACTGCTGGATCGTGTAGAGCTGAGTATTGGTCGAGAGCTCTAACCTTCTTCTGACGGCCTCGTACAACCCCGCCCGGAGTTTATACTCGTTGAGGCCATCGATGATGGTTATGATGTCATGGTTCCGGATTACTCCGTCCACCGTCTTCTTCCTGGTCACCAATGGTACTGTGCTCCAGAAGCCCGCGGATACGGGAGTCAGTATAAGCAGCTTATGCTGACTCCCGGGCACCCTGACTTCCTCCTTAGCAAACACGTACCGTAGGAATCCCTGTTGAAAACAGCAGTAATCCTGGTTCCCGTAGTCCCACAACCTGTGCCGGTAGGTACCCCCACCGTTGACGTTGTAGACTAGCTCTTCGCCTTCAAAGCTCCATTGCGTCTCGTCGTCGTCGCCCGATCGGGTTATCGGGTCACACGTCCAGGCCACTATTGGCTTGCCATGACTCGCTAGTGCGTGCATGTCCAAATAGTAGTCCACGTCGATCAGCAAAAACACCGTGCGTTCGTCGACTGCATTGTGTACCTCGGGGTAGTTCAGGTCTCTTTCCGTGAACCAGCCATGGTACCCGCACGACTTCAGCGCCACACTCCGTCTAGATGACGAAATGTCGTACGGCTGAAAGCCGCGCGCGCGAAGCAATCTCGCCACTTCCATGTGTACCCCCCTTCGCAACCCCGCTGCTCTCGGGTGGCCATGTATGTCCGACTTGTGGCACGGGGCCTCAAAGGAGTCGAGCTTCAACTCTCGTCGGAAAAAGTGACGGATATCGTCTTCGAATCGCCTCTTGGGATCTAGAAGATGCTTGAGCGACGGTTTGATGGCTGCTTGTAGAGCGTGCTTAGCCACATCTCTCCGACGCCCAACTAAAGTCTCAAACATCCCCACTCGACCCGGCAGTTGGTTCTTGATTTGGCTGTACCACCAAATCGCACCGATACTGGCAACAAAAATTATCGCCAGCAATACTTGCACGAGCAACGTAGTCAGCTCGGCAAATTGCAACCTCGCGTAGGCACGACCGCAGCCTGCGGCGACCCGAACGATTTGACCTAATGCAAATCGCAATACTGTGGCTCCCATAGTTGCGATAGGAGTTGCACCGGTTTTAGTATCGTTAAAACAGGAAAAACGGGAAAGGGAAACACTCCTACGGAGCTTTGATGCGAT